TCCTGGTGCAGGATCTTCGGTATCACCTGAACCATACGAGAACTCTTTTCTGGCTGCAACATCTAACTTCTCCATCACTTCTGGAGTGAAATAAACTTCTGGGTCTTTGAGGATGGCTTTGGCATAAACCTTCTTTCCGTCGATTTCATAACGTCCTGCGACATTCTTCCAGAGACCAGCCAATTCACCGAGCTCAAGAAGACCGTAATATCGATCAAGACCACGCTCATCGTAATAAAGACGCACAGAAACTTCTTGGTTCTCACGGCTCAAACGCGACTTAGCAGTCTTAGCTTTGATAATATTTCCGACAACCTCTGTTCCGTCCTTCTCTTTCTTCTTTGAGAGATAGATGATCGTACTTGCTGCATATTTGAGGCCAGAGCCTCCTCCCATTTCTTTAGTTGGTACATAAGATCCGATAACATCGTAGGTGTGGTTGGTAACGATCATTGGAATTTTAGCTTGACCCAACTTAAGAGTAAGCATACGGAAGGCACCTTTGACCAATTGTGATTTGGTCATGTCACGAACTTGTTTTTCGTTCAGTGCATCCGTGATCTCTTTCTCAGTGGAAAGCATACCCAAAGAGTCTAACACAAACATACAAGGTTTGCGATCCTCTAATGGTTTCTTAAGGTATATATCGACCGCTTTCAGAGCCTTACTACGAAACTCTTCAATGGTAACAACGTTGACAACAACTACCCTGGTGAGATCAATACCCCTAGATTCAAGTAGGGACTTGTTGACGGCAGCCTCAGTATCAAAGTAGAGACAATAACCATCGGGGTTAGTATCAAGAAAATTCTTAACCACAGCGAGAGAAAAGAAAGTCTTTCCAGTAGAAGACTCTCCAGCAATAGCAGTAATCTTATTCCCAGATACACCACCAAATACACTACCTGAGACCAGTGCATTAAAAATGTACGAACCTGTGTCAACGTAAGTTTCGGTCTCGTCGATTTCAGATGCGAGTTGGGTGTATTCATCACCGATTTCTTTTACAATGTCTTTAAGGAAATCCATTAAGCTACCATTCCGTATTGTTCACGAAGAATTTTTTTGTAAGGGAGATCCTGTTCACGGAGCTCCTTCACAAGTTTTAGTTTTTGATAGAGGGCGGTATCACCACCAAGAGCCATTGCGTTGACAATAGTTGCAAGTTCTTCGTCATTAATAGGCAAATCCATTCAATACCACCTCAAGGTCTTAAGATATTCTAACACGTTTTCGCGCACATCCAAAAGCTCAGTATAACACTTTTGATTGTGGGCACACTGCCGCAGTTCCTGATCTGGTTTCAACACACTTTCGATAAACAAGTCAAGGCCTCTATTCCATTTGACTTGTTTTGATTCGTTATCGGGAACGGGGTTCTGGTCTTTCATGAGAAGAAAAGATCTAGGTTTACGGATTTTTCCACACCCCATCCTATCACATCCAAGATGATTTTCAAGGGGTCTAGAAATGATTTTTCAAATTGAAGGTCATAGTCTACATACTTCTCAATCCCAAGTTCCCTAGGAAAATCCTGAATAAAGGACATCACGTTTTCGTGAATTGGATTGGGGCTGCGGAGATAACAGAATTTGATCTTCTCACCATTCTTAATCAATGAGTATTTACCATCCAAACCAAGACGTTTTACATGATGATTGAACAGAAGGGCTCCACGACAATGGATGGGAGTTCCTTTTGCATAGATGGATTGGTTACTCTTGTACTTGGTAACTTCACTCACAGAACGAGGGAATGAAATCTCTTCTGGAGGGAGTTTCTTAAACTCTTTACGGAAGTTGTCGATGAAGTCAATCATCTGGTCTTCCGTTCCACTCATCATCACCTTGAGTGCATCCTTAATAGCCTTGCGGCAAGGTGCAGGAGTGGAAGACTTAACAGCTTCGATACCCATGATCTTCAGTTTGGGTTCTGCATATCGCACACCTTCACTGTCATGCACATTGAGAATGTATCGCTTCTTCGCAGTCCAAATACCACGGTCAGCGATGTTCTCACGTTTCATCTGCATCTTCTGATCATATGCATTAACGTAAGTCGCCAACGCCTGGTAACTCTTCTCAATGAATGGTTCCATCTGGCTTTCGCAAGCTTTATTGAGAAAGTCAACGACCTTTCCTTTATCACGTACTCCCTGAGGAAATATATGATCAACAAGTGGGCCAAGATGTAGATAGATAGAATCGGTATCAGACGCGATAACATAATCAACGCCGTCAGTTTTGAGTATTTTATTTAGATACCCATTCATTCGATTCTCAATCCAACGGATAGAGACCTGACCAGAGAGTGTAATCGCTTCTGCGTTTGCAAGTTTGTAATATCGAAAATACTGATTACCGATGGCACCATAAGCAGAGTTAAGAGAAATCTTCTTAGCCATTTGAATATTATTGCACCGTGCAATCTCTTTCTGTAGTGCAATGGATGGGGACTTTTCATTCTCCTTCTTAGCTTGGATCATCTTCTTCTTGAAGATCACACGTTCATCGTAATACTTCTGCATGAGTTCAGGGAGAAATCCCTGTTCATCCTTACGATACATTGCACCATTTGCACAAACTGCATAGTCTTTGTGCATCTCAAAGTTGATATCTTCGTTCAGGATCTTTTCAACATTTGCAGTTGGATGGCGTTCCTCAAGAAGGGTCTCTGGCGAGATATTGTACTGCATAATAAGGTGAGGGTAGAGACTATTAAGGTCAAAAGACACAACCCAATCATACTTTCCAGGAATCGGTTCCTTGACGTAGGCTCCTGCATACTTCTCATCCTTTTCGGATCTCTCTTTAGGAGGAATAACAATATCTTTCCTCTTAAGATAGTTATAAATGATGCAGTCCCAAAGTCGCACTTGGTAAAAAATGTCCTGGTAGTTCACCTTGGCATCATAAGCCATAGTCAGGGCGAGTTCAATCAACTTGAGTTTATCCTCAAGTCGGTCTACCAGTTCCACGTCAACGATGTTGTACTCAACAAACTTTTGCCAACCGTGGGTATAGAAATCCTTGAAGGTATCATACTCACTGTGATCTAGTTTCTGTTGACCAAGTTCTTGTTGTGCGATGTAGTCCAGACGGAAACTCTCTTGGTTAGGAGTGCCAGGAGACCACCGATACAGACGCATGTAGTCCAGGATAGCTACACCACCCACATCCACACAGAAGTTCTTACGACCCTGCACAAATACCTCCTGTTGAGTCACCAGACCCCAGGGAGACAGACGGCGCATCAGTTTCTCCCCTAGGACACGGTTCAGGCGTCCTGCAAGGTACGGGAGGTCAAAGAACTCACAGTTCCAGCCAGTCACCACATCAGGAGTGTTCTCGATCCACCACTGGATCCAGGCACTCAACATAGAATACTCATCAGAAAACTGACGATAATCAACGTTGTCTTGTTTGTTGTTGAAAGGTCCCACACCCCAAGTGATGATCTGTTTAGTGTTGAAGTCCTGAATGGTAATCAACAGGAGTTCTTCACTTGTACTTTCAACATCGGGAAATCCATACTCAGCCTTGGTCTCAATATCAATCGTTACCAGATTGATATTTGACATATCGAACTCAATATGTTCCTCTGGATAGTTGTCAGAGATATATTGATAGATGAAACGTTCAAAGCCATAGATGTTAAAACCATCCACGTTATCGTACTTCTTCATGAAGTCACGGGTTTCGCGGATGGTTCCAGGGTGAACGGGCTCTACAGGATCACCTTCTAACGTGCGATACTTTGACCTCTTGTTCTTTGCAGTAACAAAGAGAGTGGGATTGAAAACTTCACGGTTCATGTACCGTTTACCATTTTCATAACCACGGACCAGCATTTGGTCCCCAACCATTTGAACGTTAGTATAAAATCGCATCAGGTGACTTTCAGGTACTCATCTTTTAGTTTCTCATTAGGTTCAACCATAGTGAGAATGTCGTCAGACCTTAACAGGATAACATCCTGTGGGGAAAAATGCAACCATGGATCGATGCGCAAACTGGACTGATCCACAACGTATGGTTTTACCAGTTTACAATCTGGTTCACCGATGTCGGCGGCTATCTCAACAACCTCAGCCAGCAATAACAGATTGTTCTTCAAGTACAGACATTGTACGTTCTTTTGCATTTAACTGTTCCTCATAAGATGATTTTAACTTTTCAAGTGGTTCTGCAATTGTAACTACCCAATCTGCAGGAATTTGGAATTGTTTGTCCTCAGAGAATGGTTGCCACTTTTCAAAGTTCACACTGACTCTATCTCCTTCCTCTTCATTAAGGGGAACCATTTTAGATAGACTCAAAACTCTTGGCTCAGTGAGAAGAAATCCAATGATTTTTTCTTTACCATCTTCTTCAAGAACAAGTTCTTTTACATCAGCAACAATTTCTTCAAGAGATTTTAGAACAACTAATTTTACAGACATCTTTTTCTCCAAATTATAAAAGGGGTTACCTAAAAAGGCAACCCCACTGCATGGCACGCAGGTGTAAGTATTTAGAGGTAATCCTTACGAGCGTGATGTTCGGGAACTATTTTTCCAAGGACGATTCTGAGGAGTCCGTCTTCGAAGGTGACTTCCCGTACTTCTGTGTCGTCGGATAAAGTCCACGCTCGTTGAAAACTTCTTTGAGCCAATCCCTTGTGGATAAACGTCTTGTCGGATTCGGTGTCCTCCCGTTGCCCTTCGACAAAAAGTTTTCCATACTCCGTGAAAACATTGACTTCTCCTTTCTTAAATCCAGCTAATGCGATTTCTAGATGCGACTCAACATTATTTACCTGAATCAGGTTGTAAGGTGGATAGTTCTTTGTAGTTTCATGAAGATTGAATAGACGATCAAAGTATTCGTCCATACCAATGCTGTTCTTGGTGATCTTATCCATCAAGGTATTAAGATCCGCAGCCGTATACCTGGTGA